AAATTTTTTCTCCTGAGCCACAATGTCTGCAAATTTCATTGCGACCTTGTTTTGGCATTAGAACAATTGGCCCACCAGTTTTAGACCTAAGCACTGTTACTTTTCTTGGTTCGTGATTTGCCATATTTTATTTGTTTTTAAACTGTTTATAAAATTCAAAACTTTCAGCATCAGTATTGGCGTATAGAAAAACATCCCCAATATCTTCTACCCCACTAGCAGATTCATTGCCTAAACCACCATCCATTTGATATCTGTTTAGTCTATCCTTATGATGCCTACCGCCACATAAGCCTACTCCGTGCTTAATTCCTATTGAAATGATTTTGCTTGGTGTCCAAGTTTTTTTAGAGCCATTTAAAACGTGAGAATGTAGCCATAAGTGCAAGTCAGTATATACCTCATTATCATTGGGCCAAGAAATGTTTAGATTAGGTTTTATCATTGTGTTCATCGCACTTGCTCTCTCAGGGTGATTCATCATAAAATATGACCTGAGACCAACGTGATAGTAATATGTATATGAAGTGCCAAATAAATCAGGCTTACCATTATCAATCCAAGCGGCCAACATTTCTTCAATGTATGTTGGTGAATAGTAATCATCATTTTCAATTAGAAATATTACATCAAAATTATCATATTTTGAGACCCATTCATAACCTCTTCTATAGCGTTGTGTAATGTCGGGTTTTTCAGATTCAGCTGGGTTATTTACCAAAAGCACATAATGAATTTGCGCAGTTTGTTTTTTCAGCATTTTTTGGCATTGCTCAAGAAATTGCGGCCTATCTGAGCGGTCAGGAATAATGCAAGCTATTTTCATTTTACTAAGTGGGTTTAGTTTTTGCAAATATATAAATTATATTGAAATGCAACACTACATAATTATTTTTCTTACATTTGCAAATAAAATGTTACAAAATGACAGTATACGATAGTGCCGATATATATCTTGAGAGCCGTACTGGCGCAAGGGCAAAGATAACAGCAATTGATGCTATTGTTGATGCATTGCTTTTGACCGCTGCAAAAGCAGCTGCTGGAGAAAACATCTTGGAGTATTCCTTGGATGATGGGCAAACAAAAATTAAAACAGTTAGGAGGTCATCAAAAGAAATTGAGGCAAGTATTATGGCTTTTCAAAGGCTAAAACAATTATACATTAATCAACTTAATGGGCGTGTCTTCAGAATGATTGATAGTAAAAACTTTAATATCGGGAGGATTTAAAATGGGATGGCTAAATAATTTATTTGCAAGTAAAAATAGTGTTGAAAATGTAGTCAATCTTCCACCAGCAAAATATGTTCCTCACAAACCAGTTGCAACTGCATCATCATTGTTTACTAATGACCAATTTAGCGGGAGCAGATTTATGTTTTCAGTTTCATTTGATGGGGAAAAAAACTTGGGAGAGGCTGGCCCATTAATTGATTACAGAAATGATTATATTGGTTTACGTTTACGTTCTTGGCAGTTATTTTATGAATCAGAAATTGCGCAAACCATCATCAAGCGTGACACACTTTGGAAAATATCAAAAGGTCTAAAATTAGAGGCGCAGCCAAATGAAGAAGTGATTAAATCTGAAGGGTATAATGTATCTGATTTACAAGGCGTGGATGATTTGATAGAATACAGATGGGAAAACTTTGCAAACTCTCCAAGGACAAGTTATAATGGGCAAATGACATTGCACCAATTGGCAAAAGAATGTTATAAAAATAGCCGCATTGGTGGAGATGTTCTTGTGGTTTTACGCATTGAAAATAAAAAATTAAATGTCCAGCTAATAGATGGCTCAAGTGTGCAATCCCCATTGTTATCTGACACTCAATTTTTATCAGACACCACTAACGGAAATAAAACTGCAAATGGAATAGTTACCAATTCTAAAGGCCAGCACATTGCATATTGGGTGCAAACTGGAGTATTAACATTTGAGAGGATTGAAGCGGTGCAAAAAAGTACTGGTCTATTGATGGCATTTATGGTTAATGGTTTGCGTTATAAAATTACTGATAGTAGGTGTATGCCTTTGTTATCTGTGGTTTTAGAAACAGTTAAGAAAATAGAACGATACAAAGAGGCTACAGTAGGCAGCGCAGAGAATGCTGCTAAAATTTCTATAGCCATCGAACACGATATTAATAGTAGCGGTGAGAACCCATTTATAGACCAGCTTTCAAACGCACTGAACTATAATAATAATTTAGACATCCCAACTGATATCAATGGTATAGAGCTTTCTAAAACTGTTGCAGCGGTAACTACAAATCAAACTGTAAACTTACCTCAAGGCGCAAAACTAAAGACCATTGAGCATAATGCTGAGGTTCATTTTAAAGACTTTTACAATACAAATAAAGATGCTATTGCAGCAGCTTGTGATATTCCAAGCAGTGTGGTATTTATGAAGCACGATGGCAGCTACTCAGCAAGTAGAGCAGATTTGAAAGATTGGGAGCATACATTGATGGTAGGGCGTGATGAATTTTCAATTCAATTTTATCAACGCATCTATAACGTATGGCTATGGCTTGAGGTAATGACATTGAAAATATCTTTACCAAATTACATAAGAGCATTTACAGACAAGAACTATGTTGCAATTGATGCATATAACCAATCAAGATGGAAAGGGCCAACAGTGCCTCATATTGACCCGCTAAAAGAAGTTCAGGCAGTTAGATTAATGTTAGGAGTGCAAGGTGAAAGCTTACCATTAATAACAATGGAAGAGGCTACAGACTTTTTAAACACTGGAGATAGTGATGAAAATATGAAACAATTCAAGGAAGAGCTAGATGAAGCCAAAGCAAATGGTGTATATATTGAGCCTATTCGTGGAGGTGGTGCGCCAAGTGATACTCAAGGAAATTAGTTTTATTTTTCAGGATAATTTTTTTCTAAATAATCACTGATAATTAATTTCCCAAAATCTGATTTGCTAATTCCTTTTTTTAATCGAATATCTTCAAATCTTTGAGCCATTTTCTTAGGCACATTTCTTATTCTTATTTCTGAAAAATTTGAATAGTCATACTTCCTGATGTTATCTTCCAGCTCATTAGTAAAATTTGTCATAGAATATTTGTTTTGATTTTGCAAATATATAATTTTTCCCATAATGAGGTAAAATAAAATATACAATTAATTATCAATTTTACTTTTGTTTGCAAGATGGCAAATGAAGTATTACTATACGGAAGAATTGATAGCGAAACAGCAACAATGTTTCACGAATCCTTGCAAGAAATTGAAGGAAACGATGAAATGATGCTGCGCATTAATTCTATTGGTGGTTCTCCTGAATTTGGCTGGGGTATTATCTCAATGTGGAATGAAATAAAAACACCTAAAAAAATTCGTGTTGATGGTCAGGCGCATTCTACAGCAGCATTTCTATTATGCTATGCTGAATATTCAGAATCATTAGATGTTGCAGAATTCTTAATACATCGTGCAGCTTATCCTGACTGGATGGAAAATTCAGTAGAATTTGATGATGCAACTAAAGGTAATTTAATGAGAGTTAACAAATCTATAGAGGCAGCATTTAGAGCAAAAGTTGATATAGTAAAATTTGAAGCATTACCACAAATGGCTGGTAAGAAAACCAAAGATATTTTTTCAATGGATGCAAGAATTGATATTTATTTAACTGCCAAAGAAGCTAAATCTATTGGATTAATAAATAAAGTTATCCCACTTACACCAAGTATTACAGCAGAAATTAAAGCTTATGCAAAAGCCGCATCAAGCAATGTTTTTGTTCCTAAAGAAACAACAGAAAAAGAATTACAAAATAAACCAATAAATAAAAAACAAATGACAGCAGACCAATTAAAATCAGAACACCCCGAAGTGTTCAACTCAATTGCTAAATCAGCGGTTGATGCTGAGCGTGATAGAGTGGGAGCGTGGATGGCATTCAATGATATTGATGCTGTCGCAGTAGCAAAAGGAATTACAGAAGGCAAGACTATGTCACAAACAGATATGGCTGACTTTACACGCAAAGGCATTGCTAAAGGAGCAGTTGCAAAAGCGGAAACTGAAACTATCCCTCCAGTGAATGGTGCTGAAACAAAAACAGCAGACCAATTAGCTAATGAGGCAAAAGAAACAGCAACAAAGGATTTTTTAACCGCAGCAAAAGAAGCTGCAAAAATACACTTAAAATAAGATGGGAACATTAATAACAAACAACAATAATGCGAAAATCTTTATATGGGATAATCGTTATGAAGAAGGCACTTATACAAATGTAAGTGGAAGCGAAGTTTCTTTAACAAAAGGAATGCTTATGGGCCGTATTTCGGCATCTCAAAAACTTGTTCCTTTAGCATCAGGAGCTAGCAATGGTAGTCAATTTCCAGTTGGAATTTTAGCTGATGATTACACTGTAGATTATGGTGAATCAGTAAATGTGACAATTTGCATCGGTGGAGATGTTGCTGAAGAACTTGTAACATTAAATGGTACAGACACACTTGCAACTGTAATTTCAAGCCGTTCTATTCGTGATAGAATTGCTGCTGATACACTTGGAATTAAATTAGTTCTTGGTGAACAAATGACCGCATACGATAATCAATAATCAACCTTAAAAATAAATAATACAAAATGGGAGTAATACCAGCAAGTCAAGCAAGAGCGTTATTTACGCAAGGTTTGGTAGACATTTATAGAGAGCAAGTTCAAACAACTGCTTTTTTACGTTCATTCTTTCCTACAGAAGAATTTGGAACTAAGTACCTCAGTGTTGAGGTAGAACGTGGCTTTGAAAAAGTTGCCGTTGATATTCTTAGAGGCACAGAAGGCCAAAGAAATGTATTCAGCAAGTCAACTGAAAAAATTTGGGAGCCGCCTCTATATAAGGAGTTTTTCGATATGACACAGTTAGATGTGTACGATAGATTATTTACCTCAACTGGAGATATTTCAGATGCCGATTTAGGTGGTTTAATTGCTGAAAGTGCCAAGAGATTAATGTCTCTACAACAAAAAATTGAACGTGCTTACGAATTGCAAGCA